TGGGTTAATTTCTATAAGTTCAAGCATTATTTATTGTAACAGTGTAAAGCGCGTTCAAGATTTATATGAAGCTATGAAGGAGGACGACTTTTCTGTATGTAGAATTCATAGTGGCATGGATAAAGAAGATAGAGCTAAAGCATTTGACGATTTTAGAGTTGGTCGCACTCGTGTATTAATTTCTTCTAATGTTACTGCTAGAGGTATTGATATTCAACAAGTAAGTGTTGTAGTTAATTTTGATATACCTAAGTGTGTAAACGTATATCTTCACAGAATTGGACGATCTGGACGTTGGGGCAGAAAAGGAATCGGAATTAATATGATTACTAGACGTGATGTAGCTAAGTTGAAAGAAATTGAGCAGCATTATGCCACTCAAATTTCTGAAATGCCAAGCAGTCTTGATTTTTTGATTGGTAAATAAATCATTCGTTAAAAAATTTCATTATATTTCTAATATAAATTTAAATATAATGAACGTTGAAGATTCAAGTGTAGTTTGTAAAATTAATGATTATTTTAAGATGCCAATATCTTATATTAAAGATAAACATGAGTTAAAAAAAAATATTTCCACTGATTTAGAACTTATTAATACAATTGATAGTTCATGTAATTCAATTTATTCTTTTTGTTTTAATACAGATAATGATGTCTCAAAAAAAATATCAGATCAAATTATTAATTATTACACATCTGATATTAATTTTTTAAAAGATAATCAAAAACTTATTAAAGATTATGTTAAACCTGAAACTAGATATACAAAGCTATCTTCTAACTATAAAAATATTGTTGAAATATGGAATGAATTAAAGATGGAAGCTGGATTTAGAGAGAAATATTACTATGTTGACTGGGAAGTAATCGAATTTTTAAATAAATCCGAGATTTTCCTACAGTTTATGAGTTTATATAACTTATTCTCTCCTATTTTCTCTCTAATGGTTCCAATAATAATATTAATTATACCTTTTTTTATTTTGAAAATGAAAGGAATTCCTCTTGATGTTAGTGAATATATAAATGTTCTTAAAACTGTCGCCCAAACAAATGCTATAGGAAAGCTTTTTACTGTTAATTTTTCAGAAATTAACGCTCAGGAGAGAATATATATATTAGTATCAGCAGCATTTTATTTATTTTCAATTTATCAAAATATTATGGTTTGTATTAGATTCAATAATAATATGAAAACTATTCATAACCATTTTAGAATAATTAATTCATACTTAGATAATACTATATATTCAATGGAAAACTATTTACACTTCTCAAAAGAATTAACTACACATGAAGAATTCAATAATAATCTTATTAAAAAAATTAATACACTTAAAAATATTAATGAAAAATTAAAATCAATCACAGAGTATAGTTTATACAATATAGGAAAATTTAAGGAAATAGGTAGAATATTAAAATACTTTTACGAATTACACAGCGAAAAAGAATATGAAGATGCTATTATGTATTCATTAGGTTTCAATGGCTATATCGATTGTATAGAAGGGTTACAATTGAACATCGTAGAGAGAAAGATGAATTTTGCTACATTTATTAGAAATACAAAGAAAGGCGTATTTAGAAATAGTTATTACGCATGCTTAAAAGATAATAATCCTGTAAAGAATACTATAAAATTTAATAAAAATCAAATTATAACAGGACCAAATGCCTCTGGAAAAACAACTATTTTGAAATCTACATTAATTAATATAATATTAACTCAACAATTTGGTTGTGGATTTTATGATTCCGCAAAATTCGCACCATTTAAGCATTTACATTGTTACTTAAATATTCCAGATACTTCAGGAAGAGACAGTTTATTTCAAGCCGAAGCACGCAGATGTAAAGAAATATTAGACGTGATAAGTGATAACAAAGATGACACGCATTTTTGCGCATTTGATGAATTATATTCAGGAACAAATCCAGAAGAAGCTGAAACAAGTGCTACAGCATTTATGCTTTATTTACAAAAATATAAAAATGTGTCAACACTATTAACCACTCATTTTGTAAAAGTGTGTAAAAAATTAGATAAAATTAAAGGTATACAAAACTGTAAAATGGTAACACAAAAAAACAATAATAAATTAATTTATACGTATAAATTTGAATCAGGCATTTCTGAAGTCAAAGGAGGGATTAATGTGTTAACAGATATGAACTATCCAAAGGAAATAATTGAGAATACTATAAAAGAAAATAATCAATAAAATAATTCGTTAGTAATTAAATTAATTTATATTACGTTTTTGTAATATAAATGGCATCCTTAGCAGATTTATTTAGTCCAACCTTTTTAATGTTTTTAGGAGTATTAGTGCTCGTTGTAGCACTTCTTGTTGTTTACTTTGAAAGTAAAATTAGAGATCAAAATCATAAAATTGCTTCAATGTTAAGCCTTGTCTCAACTTTAGCAGAAGATATGAATGGAGTTAAAATGGGATTAAACCAATTAGCGGTAACTAGAATGGGAGGTTCATTCCCGCAAAATTTTGAACAACCTTTAGAAAATTCAAGAATTCCTTATAAACAAGAATCTAATTTAATTGAAGTTTCTGATGATGAAGATGATGAAGATGAAGATGAAGATGATGATGATGATATTGATATCGATGAAGATGATATTGATGAAGATGACGATGATGAAAGTGATAATGAATCAACTCAGGAAGTAAAGGTTTTAAAAATAGATATGAATTCACAAAACCAATATGAAGATAGTTTGTCTGAAAATAATTTAGAATTAGATGATTTGGACGATGAATTATCTGAAGTACAATCATTATCAAGTAAAAGTTCTAAATTAAGTGATAAACTAGAAGAAACTGTATATGAAAAAACAATTCAAGAACCATTAAGTATTTCAGCAGATTTAAAAACTATTAGTATCAATTTAGAAGAACCTCATCAGGATTCTCTTGATTATAAAAAACTATCTTTACCAAAATTAAGAAGTATTGTTTCTGACAAAGGTTTAGCTTCCGACGCATCCAAATTAAAGAAAAATGAATTACTCAAATTGCTTGGCGCTGAATAAGTTTTTTATATTGTAAATATATAAATGTCTTGGGCAACTTGCTATAGCGGATCTAATAATATTAATTTCAATTTTCCACCAATTATGGCTGATGGAAGAAACTATGCAACATGGCAACCTGATGCTGTAGTTAATGAGAGAATTCAAAAACAAGAAGGTATTCAATCTAATTGGCAATATCGTCAATACTTACAGCGTAATGGTCTTCAAGTTATGAATTATAATTCTATGGAAGCTTGTTATGATTTGGGTCTTGACCCTCATGTAAAATCAGACAGAACACCTTCTGATAACGTTCCATACAAATTTAAATCCATATTCGATAGTTCTAAACCAGGATTTGGTTATTGTAACAGTGATTTAAAAAATCCTTATTTAACATCAGAACAATTAAATTCTAGACTAATTGCTCCCTCCATTAATCCTGATAACTATAGAAATATGGTTCCTGGAGTTAAAATGTAATCAAAGTAAAACAATATAATAATAAGTTTTTATAATTTAATATTATATGAAAATTCTATCAATAGATGTCGGAATAAAAAATTTAGCATTTTGTTTATTCGATAAATCACCTACAGCTGATCAATTTAAGGTAACAAAGTGGGATATTATTGATATATCTGAACAAGAAAATACTATAATATGCGGATTTGCTGAAAAAAATGTAATATGTAATAAACCAGCAAAATTTAAAAAAGATGACAAGTGTTATTGTTTAAAACATTCAAAAAAACAACAAATACAAATTCCAACATTGGAACAAAAACCGGCATTTATAAATAAACAAAAAATTCAAAAACTTTATGAAATAGCAGAAAGTCATAATATTAAATATGAAACAAAAATTAAAAAAGTAGATCTCATTAAACTAATTAATGAACATATAAATGTTAATTATTTCCAATCAATTGAAAGCAAAAAGGCTGCCGACGTTGATCTATTTAATATTGGTCTTAATATCAAAACTAAGTTTAATAAATTATTTGAAAATGAAGGAAAAATAGATTATGTTATTATTGAAAACCAAATAGGACCATTAGCAATAAGAATGAAAACAATACAAGGAATGATTGTTCAGTACTTTATTATGTCTAATTTAAATGTAGAGCATATTGAATTTATATCAGCATCTAATAAATTGAAAGATTGTGATGTAAAAGATAAAGGTAAATATAGTGATAGAAAAAAATTAGGAATAGCAAAATGTTTAGAGTTAATTACAACGGATTTTAGATTTAGCGAACATGTTGATTACTTTAATAAACACAAAAAGAAGGATGATTTATCAGATTCCTTTCTTCAAGGAATTTGGTTTATAAATAACAAAAAAATATAAATTATAAAATATTAATTATTAAATAATATATTTAATATTCGTAAGACTTAAAATTAAATGTTCTAATTAATG